TCAGTACCCGCAAGGAATTTGATGTAAGCGTTGTCCTTCGTTACTGCGGCTGCTGCTGTTGCTGAATTTGCTATAGCTGCCGTTGACATAGCTACAAGGCGATAAATGTCAACTTCAGGGATAATAACCTCATCGATTTGTCTTGCAAGTGCTTTGCCTGCTTCCATTGCTCCCTGAGTATCGTCAAGGGATTTGCGGTCAATGGTAATAGCAAACGAACGGTCCTTTGATACGGTCAAGTCTTGTTTGGTGTTTTGAAGTTCTGCGGGTGTTCCATACCTTGCTAACCCCGAAAGAGAATAGTTATTCATTCCAACCGTGGGAACAGAATATACTGTGACCGTGGAAACACCTGACCATTCGTAGTCACGGTTAATTGCACCCTCTGTCAAAGATTTCAGTTTGAAGCGTTCCGCTACTTTCGATGAATACTTGCTTGCATAATTTATAGCCATATTATCAATCCTTTCTGCTTTTTAAGCATAAAAATAGACCCTACCTTACGGAATTAAATCCATCCAAGAATGGGTCTTGCGTTTGTGGTTTCGTTAGGTTTTTCACTGCGCCCGTTGAGGTTACGGCGTTCTTGTCATTTGCCTGCTGTGTCTGCTGCTGCTGTTGATACTTCGATATTTCGTCTTTCAGCCGCTTATTCTCATAGCGAACATAGGCATCAGTGAGGTTTTTACCTTCCTTGACTTCCTTCCAGACTTCCGCAGGAATTTCTTCTGGCTTAATATCTGGGTAGGCTTCAAGGAAATCAGCATACATTTTCTGTTCTGCCGCCTTTTGCTCAGAAGTCTGCTTTTCGGTTTGGTATTGCTCTCTGAATCGCTTTCCTTCCAGCAGTTCATTGACAATTTCATCCGGCACATTGGAATATTGCGCACGGATTTTATTCTCCATTTCCTGTTCTTGCAAGGCCTGTTTGTACTCGGCTTCCGTCTTAATCGGCTTACCTTTCCATTCGTAGCCCTGTTCAGCTATCCATGAATCCCTTGCTTCCTGTCTGGCACGTTCCACCGCTTTCTCGTAGTTCATGCCCTTCTGAATGTGTGTTACAGCTTCCTCATATGGAATTTCTCTTTCCTCATGGTTGAATTTCACCTTGATTGCCGGAGGAATCTGAGGTTGCTGTGTCTGTGTCTGCTGTCCACCATCCTGCAATGTGGTATCTGCCGTTTGGGTGTCAGTCTGTTGTCCAGTCGGTTCGGTTGGTGTACCTCCACCGCCTAAATTGGCTCCATCGTCACCGTCCAGATATGGTTGTCTGAACATATTGAAAAATGTCATTTTATTTCATCCTTTCTGCCTATGGTTGGGCATAAAATTGCATTAAAAAGCACCCATTTCTGAGTGCTAATTCACCTTATTTCTTACTATTGCCGCCACTTTGAGCGGGTTATTCAAGTCTTTTCCGCAATACAGCGAACATACTCGCTGTTTCGTGTTTGGGTCAATTGCTGAGTTGATACATACCATTGTCAATTCGCTATAAACCTCCGTACTGCCCTCGTCGCTTTTCAGCCGACTATTGGCAATCATCAGAGGGCTATCACATTCCGGGCATTTCACCTTGACCACCTCCCTCCACATTATGTGCATACGGCCTTGGCTGCGGTTGCTGTGCCCTCTGCCGTATCAGTTCCTTTGCTTGCTTCTCGTAATTCTCAGGGTCATTACGTTGTAACATCTTAAGTTGATTCAATGACTCGGGCGGTAGAGTAGGTTCTATTTGCTCCATTTCCCTCGACATGAGTTCGTACATGAACATCTTATCTTCCTGCCTCTGTTTGGCTAATGCGGACTCCCTTGTATCAATCAAACCTTGCGCATCGGGTACGCTGCCCTTGCGAATGCGTTCAAGCCATTCGATTAAGGTTATGTGCTGTTGTGCAAGTAGGTTGTCAAGGCTAGCCTGCTGTGCCGCCTCGTCAAACGGAGAGGATGGGCTAACTTCGATTTTCAGCTTCAACCGCATATCCTTCAAGGTTTCCACGTCAAGCGTGACAATCTGCTTCACGCCATCCCGGGTAATCTCAATCTGCCTGTCGGGGTATTCGGTATACTTTGAAAGCCAAAAATCGAGCCATATCAGTCCGACATCCTCAACATAACGATAGAAACGCCGCTTTATGCTGTTTAGCGGTACTGCGGCATTCTTGCTGTTGACTATGATTGCCGATGTATTGGTCGGTGCTGATTCGCCTAAAACAGATTCATTAGCACCCGCCGCCTCTTTAGTCAACTGAATAAACATGGTGAAAAATTGGTGTACGCCTTGTGATAGCTGGCCGGGTTGCATATACATAGCCGCCCCACCTACACCGCCAGCATCCACGCCATTTATAGGTATAGCTTTTTCAAGGCTGTTATCCCAGTTCTGTATTCTCGTTTTGTCATATAGTACCTTGGGGAATCCATGCAGCTTTATCCATAAGGCAATCATTGAAGCTGTCTGGTTTATGACAATCTGATTAGGTATCAAGGCTGTCATTTCTGCTTCACCGTGACATGAGCCTTTGCGAATATCCCAGTTCATCAAGGCTACGGGGTATCTATGCAAGCCCGTGTCCCATTCGGGGCGTGTAACAACATTCTCCGTTGATTCCTTCGCCATGATGTGCCATTGCTGGCCATCAAACTTTTTCCACATTTTCAGTAAGACAATACATTTACCGTCCTCATCGTCACCGCTTAACTCTGTTTTTGCTCTGTCTCCGGCTTGATTTCGTGTTTCGCTGTCGGCAACAATGTTTTCAATATCTTCTTCTGGAACGCCGTTTCGTTTAGCTTCGTCCCGTACCTCTTTGACGTTCTTGCGGAATGCAATGATAATATAGGGTTGAACAGGGCC